GCACTTGAATCAGCGATTCCCCGCGCTGAACTGGCTCAGTCAGGACGAAAGGCTATGGATCCTTACGTCGCTGGCCGTCGGGTTCAGCATGGGCCGTCTGGTCCAAAAGGCCGTCTCGTTTGGATGGCGCCGCTGGCTACGACTTTGGTGGCTAGTCGTTATTCGAAGGCCGTTTATGAAGGGCTCCGATTTTCAGGAGTCTTTGCGTACGCAACACGGAAACTGGAGATCGGCGGATTCATCTCTGAACTCCAATCCAGGTTCCAGTACGTATACTCGCTAGATTTTAGCGGGTTCGATTCATGCCTTCCCGCCTTCGTCATCGACGATGTGTTTCACATCTTGAAGACGTGGCTAGACATGGATGAGACGGAGTCACGAATCCTCGAAAGGGTAATTCACGATTTCATCCATTCTCGAATCATCCTGCCGGATGGCTCAATGTGGCAAGTACACAGGGGCGTACCGTCGGGGAATCCATTCACATCGTTGGTGGATTCGGTCGCTAATCTCCTTCTGATTAATTACTGTCTAATACGCACCACAGGCGTAGCGCTTAAAGCAGACAGGGTTATGATACTTGGCGACGACAGTGTATTCGGAACTGATCGTTATGTTCCTATGCCAGATCTTGCGAGATCAGCAGCGGAACTGGGAATGACGATTAGTGTCGAGAAGAGTAAAATAGCTACTCTTTCCGATATGGTAGAGTTTCTCGGTCATCAGTGGAGTCACGGCCGTCCGTACAGGCCTCTGTGGGATCTAGTACAAAGAATGGTGTTTCCGGAAAGACACCTTAAGCGTACTTATTCTGACTCCTTGATTCGGTTCTATTCCTATTCTGCGGATGCGGAAGACTGGATCACTCTTCTGTACCAAGTTCGCACAAATTGGGGTTCATACCTCGATATGGTGAGAGCAATTCTACAGGAAGCTGATGTGGGTGAAATATCCTTCGAATCGGGTCCAGGTCGCCTGAGGTACCTGGAGACAGTTGAGCCTGATCTCTTGCCCCAAGATGTCCGAAGAGGACCGGCTCTTGCGGTTTATGGGACAGTGTATTAACTGTCTGCTAAGGGATT